CACCAGCAATCCAAGGACATCGCCTGGCTAATGCTTAAAAGATTAGGATATGGAGCCGTCCAAAGAGCCAATGAAACACGGCTCGACATGACGCTTAAAACGGTAGGTGGGGGAACTTCCACCATTTGGCTTAGGGGCTGGGAATCTGTTGAAACCCTTCGGGGTCAGTATTTCGATTTTATCGTCATAGATGAGATAGCCAGCATGCGCAACTGGAGGTATAATTGGCAGGAGGTAATCCGCCCCACCTTAACCGATAAGCAGGGCGGAGTCCTTTTCATTAGTACCCCTAAGGGCTTTAACCACTTTTACGACCTTTTCAATATGGAGTTTTCCGACGAAGATTTTAAAAGTTTTAAATTCACTACCTACGACAATCCCCACATTCCTCCAAAAGAAATAGAGGTGGCTAAAAGGCAAATGACGGAAGACGCCTTCCAGCAGGAATACATGGCTGAGTTCCGAACCTACTCTGGCTTGGTTTATAAGGATTGGAACAGGGAAGTTCATCTAATAGCCCCAGTGGAATTAGACGATATGACCCATTATCGCTACATAGACTTTGGCTATTCAAACCCCTCCGCCGTAGGTTTTATAGCCGTTGACTTTGACAATAATTGGTATATTTACGACGAGATTTACAAAAAATACTTGACAACGCCAGAACTGTTTGAAATAATTAAACAAAAGAGCGGAACACAGTATTTCACCGAGACATTTGGAGACTCAATGGCGGCGGGGGATATAGAGCAGTTAGAAAGGATGGGTCTTTCTGTAACCCCCGTTTCTAAAAGCTCTTTAGGTTCTACCGACAATTACAACATGCTTAAACACAAACTTGTTCGGGAAAAGCTAAAAATCCAAGAGGGCACGGGGAAACCAAAATTGTTTGTGTTTAAGGGATGTAAACACCACATAAGGGAATTTGAGAGCTATGCTTTGAAAGAGCCGAGCGGAGATGAAAATTTTAAGGAAGAAGCGATAAAAAAGAACGACCACCTAATGGATGGATTGGGATACTTTGCTACCTCGGTTTATAATCCTTCTGTAAAAAATCATAAACTAAAATACAATGGCTAAACAAGATAACATAAAAGAAAAAGCGGGAAACTTAGGGGTTGCAGTTTATACCTCCAATAAAAACCAATTTAGGACATTAAGGGAAAGATGGCTTAATTTGGAAAAAAGGTATTTGGGTTCCTTAAAAGAAGGATCTATATCAACTAAAACAAGGGTGGGAGCCAACCTAAACGATGCTTATGCCCTAGTAGAAAATATGATACCGCGTTTAGTGGGTTCCCAACCCCAATATCGCTATTTGGGAAGGGAGAAATCGGACGAAAAGCCATTAGAAGCTTACAATGAGTTCTCTAATTACCAATGGGATGAAGCCGATGTCCAAAACAAGCTGAAACTTTTAGTTAAAATAGGGGGAATCTGCGGTTTGGTCGGCTGGAAAATGGGCTGGAAAGAAGAAGGTCTCTACCAGCCCGCCAACGAAGACGCTAAAATCAAAGTTCTTGGGCACGAATTTAAGATTCCTTGGAAAAAAATAAGAAAATTGCTTAAAAAAGACGAAATTATCAAGAATTACACCTTTCAAATCATAAGACCATATAACCTTATTTGGTCTACTTCAGCCGAAGAGCCAAATGAGGCGAGAGTTTTCGGTCATTATGAAATAAAACCCATAGAAGAATGGGAGGCGGACGGATTTAATATGAAGGACTTTAAAAACAAAATCATTAACGCTCACGGAGACGATTTAGACTATTGGCACAGGAGAGGATTTGAAATAGAAAAGCTAAATCCAGAATGGGTAAGCGGAAACGTGAGCAAAATTTACGCCGAAATAGCTGAACTTTACGTCAGATTTATGGAAGATGGGGCTTTTAAATACTTTGTAGTTTATTTGGTCGGGGCTGATGAGGAGAGTGGTTCGGCAGAGGTGCTAGAAGTAAAGGAAAACCCCTTCGATAAGAAATTTACCCCAATGGGAGTGTGGAGACCAGTTAAGAAACCGGGGAAAATGCACGGCTTCGGAGTTATAGAGCCAGTTAAGGACATAATTGACGCTGAAAACGACCTGTTTAACGTCTCCTTGGAAAACCTTATTTTAGACGTGTCTCGCCCAATGGAGTATAATGTGTCAAATGTTATAAACGAAGGCGCCCTAGAATATAAGCCAGGAACCCTAATCCCCGTGAGAAGGGTGGGTGAAACGGTAGGAGTATTGCCAACCCCGCGACTTCCTAGCATAGTAAGTCTTTTCTTTGATTATTTTAGAAGGCAAATCCAAAATGTTTCGGGCATTACCGATTATCAAACGGGGGCGGAAACACTGAGGGGAGACAAGACGCTGGGTGAAATTCAAATCAAAACCGCCGAATCGAACGCCAGATTGAAAATGATGCTTGATTCCCTTGAGAAAGAAGTCCTTGCCCCAATGGGAAGAATAAACCTTTGGCTTAACCAGCAGTACTTAGCTGACGATAAGTATATCCTTTATAGGATATTGGGCAAAAAGGGAAATGTTAAAGAGAGTAAAATCAACTTTAAGGATATAGACGCTATAAAAGATGTGATAATAATTCCAGGAAGCTCCGCTTTCATTATCCAAAAGTCTGAATATGACAAATGGAGCGCCTTTCTCAACCAAGTGTATCTTGAGGAAAGGTCGGCTACACCGGTTCAAATAAATAAGGTAGAGGCATGGAGGCGGCTTATCCAAAATGGAATGCGGGTTCAGGACGTAGAAACTTTCATACCTTCAATTGCCGAAGCCGAAGCCCAAAATGTCGGGGATAAAATGGCTCAAATTACCGACGCCAAACAAGAGAACCTTGACCCATCCACTGCTAGAGTGTTGCCCACCGACATACACGAGGTTCATATTCCACTACACAAGGCGGCTATCCAAAATCAAGGAAGCACTGATGGAGATGGAAACTTTGTCCAAATACCACCCGAAATGTTACAGCTTCTTATGAGCCACTTAAACGAACACGTTTCGGCGCAGGGCGGAAGGACGCAGCCAGAAATGATGAGCGCTCCTCCCCAAGAGATGCCCAAAGGGGACTTTCAACCCAACATGGCTCCGCAAAATAATATTCCAACAACAAGATGAAAAAAGAGACGCTGCAAAGTTTTATAGATAATTGGCATAAGGAGGAGCTTGGTCTTTTTGAAAAACTTTTAACCTGTAAGGAAGATGAAAGAACAAAAGTCATTGCCGAAATTGAAGCTCTCCGCTACGTCAGGGCGCGCCTACGTAAAATACTCAAAGAGAATAACTAGCGATGGGTGCACCGTTAAGGACATTTTAGACGAGATTGAGAAGAAAAAGAAGTTAAGAAAAACGGAACACAAGACAAGCTATTGACAAATATTTCAAAATAGTTTTATAATTAAATAAACAGGCGCACTACTCACGCCGTATAATATGGGTGAAAATTTATGGAAAAAGACGAAAATAAAAAGGCAAGCCAAGCCCCTTCGGAAACGTCAACCGAAGAAAGTGAGCAAGAACCTGCCGAAAGCGAAGAAACCGCTGAAGGCACAGACAGTGAAGTCGAAAAAACACAGGATCCTGATGTTGACAAACGCAGACTCCAAGCCGCATTAAGGGAAGCAAGAGCCAAACTCAGAACCGAAAAAGAAAAGCGGTTCCAAGCGGAAGCCCTAGCCCAAAATCAAGCGGAGAAGCCAAGTCAACCATTAGATTCTCCAGACGAAATACAACGTCGTTTCTTAACAGCCGAAGCAAGAGCGTCTGTCGCTTACCTTATGATGAAGCAACCAATGATAAAGGATTATTTACAGGAGGTTGAAGAAGTAATGGATAAAACTGGCAAGACGGCGGAAGACTCTTGGACGGAAGTAAAAGCGGCTTTATTTGATAAAGTATATTCTATGGAGGACAGCGGTTCGCAAGAACCAAAACCTAATACGATTAAACCGTCCGCTGTCCCTGAAGAAACGCCAAAAAAGACCACAGGAAGTATATTAAAAGACATACAAAAGGGCTATAGGGAAGTTGAACCAGAATTAAAAGAATCTTTGCGGCGATATGGGGGATAGTGAGACACCCCAATTAAATGGCAAATATTTCAAATGAAGATACAGTAACAACTGGCGCCAATTTTATTCCAGAAGTATGGAGCGCGCTGGTTATTGAGTTTCGCGAGAAAAATCTAGCCGCGGCAAAATTCTTTGAAAGACGAGACAGTGAAGTTCTCTCTTATGGAGATACCATCCATTTCCCGCTTACAACTGAATATACCGCAGCTTCCTATACTGAAGGAGAAAAACTAGAGGATAAACTAGAGGCTAACACCGAATCTAAAGTAGATTTGGTTGTTAATCAATACAAGGTTCGTCCCTTTTTAGTTTCCGATATGTTGAGCAAGCAGAGCAAGTATGACAAGAAAGCGCTTAACTTCAAGAACGCTGGTTATGTAATTGCTAAAGCAGTTGACACAGCCATTCTTGATGACAGCGCAAACTATACCAACTCTGCCGTCAACACCGCAGGCACATCTGTCGCCAACACAGACCTGACCCAATGTCAGTATGTTCTTGACGCCCTAGATGTTCCAGAGGAAGACCGAATGTGGTTTATGCACCCAGTAGTTATCAAAGACTTGTTTGACTTGTCTGGCAACTACTTTACTTCGATTGACTTTACCGACACGAAAGCCCTTATTAAAGGACAGCTTCAGAGAATGCTTTTGGGTTCTCCAGTGGTTAAGACGACCAATGTTCCTACAGGAACAACAGGTTCGCCCGCCGCTACTTATTACAAGAACATTTACGCCCACAAGCAAGCGACTGGAGTAGCTATGCAGTGGCAACCCGAAGTGCAAGAGGAACGAAGCGTAAACTTTCAAGGAGACCTGTGCAATGTGCGGGCTCTCTATGGAATTAAGACTCTTCGTGCCAACCATGGAGTGATACTTAATAGGTAAGCATAAATTTAGTAAGAGATTGATTTACTGGGCGGGAGTTTTTCTCCCCCCAGATAAGTTAATCTATGAAATATTATCGTTGCACCAACAATTGCCACATTACCGATAAGAATATTCCACATTGTCCCCGTTGTAACGGAAAAATGTTATATGATGGGGACAGAAGCCCAGATGAGATAAATAGAAAGACCGAAGAAATACAACGAGCCCATTGGGGAGAAGAAGTAAAAACTATTCATAATAAATATAGAAAAAGATGGCAACACTAACAAATTTTGTAGTAAAGGTTCAAAATGAGATGGACGACTTTTCGTCCTCAACCCAAAACGTCATTGAGAGAAACTTGCAATCTATTTACCAGCAGATAGTCCAAAAACTGCCCCAACGACTTATCGGGACGACTGTTGAAACTCATACCGCTGTTGTCGGAACTTCCAATTATTCCACCAATACCGAACCTATACAAATACTTTCAGTTAAATATAAAACAGCAACAGGAACAGATTATACCGACCTAACCCTTATTTCAGAGAAGGAATATCTTGACAATAACTATGTTAATTTAGACAATAGCACCCCCGATAAATACTATATTAAGAAAGGAGTGGTTTATTTGGTGGCTCCGCCAAGCGATGCTGGGACTATTCAGATAACCTATATTCCCATTACAACAGAGTTGACAGGGGACAATGTATCGATAATCCCAACAAGATACGAAGATGTTTTAATAATGGGAGCATTGTATCGCTGTTATGCCTATGAGAAAGGTTCTGAAGCGGTAGAATACAAGCGTATGTATGAAGAAGCTCTTGCCAATATGATGGCTGAACTGCGCACCCAAAATCAACCAATAGGAGCTAAACTTTTTGGAATATAGAAATGCCATTTAACGCCAAATATTATATTAAAAGAATACCAAGTTTAAGATTAGGAATGAACGACAAGGACAACTCCGAAGAACTGCTAGACTTGGAAATGGCTGATTGTGAGAATATATCCATAGATGACAAATCTACAAAGACCGCTCCTGGCTATGTCAAATATGACGCAGCCAGTAACGCTGGAAAGTATTGGGCAATATATCAGTTTAAGAAATCAAGTGGGACGGAAGTGCTGATACGCCAAAGGGGAACGACTTTGGAATATTGTTCTGGCGGGGGTGGCAGTTGGGTCGCATGTACGGTTCCCTACGCTCTTTCACAAATACAACCAACCTTTTCAACCCTGAACGATATTTGCGTGTTCACCAATGGAAGTGAAAATGTGATGAGTTCGACGGATGGAATAACTTGGACGGAAAGGGCGGGATTGCCCAAAAGCAAAATCGTAATTCACAACGGACTAAACAGATTGCTTTATATGGGGCAGTCGAGCAATCCAGGAAGGATTGATTGGTCGGACATAAACGACCCGCTGACAATAGGGGCTTCGAGTTATCAATGGATAGGTTATAACGATAATGAAAAAATAGTCGGGGCGGCGATAACACCAACAGGAAGTTTGCTTGTGTTTAAAGATAGGCACTTTTATGAGATAAGCGATGTTACTATGGGTTTGGTATCAGTAGAACCCTTAGGAATATGCCCTATAACCAGCCACCAGACGATAGCGGTTACGGAAAACAGCGTCATATTGTTCGGAATAGACGGAATATATGAGTATATGGGCGGCACGATGCGGAAGATTTCGGGGAAGATAAATTTTGCCAGCGGAAGGAATTTGTTGAGCCAATATAACACGCCGACCGCAGTTTATTACAATGGTATTTATTATCTTTCAATACCCAATCCCGACGACTCCGCTACCTATAATTGCCAAGAATATCTTGTTTATAAGCAGATGATTAGAGATGATACGAGCCAGCCATACCCGATAACCAGAAATAAAAGATATTTTGGTTGTTACGGGATAGAGGATTATACCAGCGGAAGTACAAAAAGGAGAAGATTATATGTTGGAGATTCGCGTTCCACTACGGGAAGCCCAGCGATAACGCACGATATGTTCGCCTATGTTAATACCGAAAGGGCGAGCGGAGTATTACAGGGAGAGAACGGAGTAGCCCAGACATGTTATTTCACAACCAAGTTCTTTACGGAAGACATCCCCTATCACATTAAAAAACATAAAAGGTTTTTCACAAACCTAAAAATCCTTGCGGACACAACCATAACCATTGGATACCGCTATGATCAAGATGAGGAATTTACGGAAGTTTCTGAAATAGTCAATTCGGAGACAATAAAGATTGGGTTTGAAGATGGTTCTAGTGGAAATTTTTCAGAGGGATACGCCTTTTCTAATCCAGCGATGACAGAGGTTTATAAAGACCTACAAACAGGAAGCAACGACAGAGGCGTCCAATTCAAAGTGTCGTTTTCAACAATAAACGAAGTGTCGTTCTTAAACCTTTCATATAGATTTAGAAGTAAGATTAAGTATAAATAAAATGGCAAACCAAGCATCATGCGCGTTCCCAGACTCGACTTATACGGCTTCTAATTTACCACAGGCGGCAACCCTTAAAGCCGATATTCTCGAACTGGAAACCAAACACAACGCCCACGATAACTCCACCTCAGAACACGGGGCAAGCGGGGCGGTGGTAGGACTAACCACTCTTAAAACCTATGTCCCAAGCGGAGTGATTTTCAGTTATGGCGGTTCATCCGCTCCAACGGGGTTTTTACTCTGTGACGGGACGGCGATTTCTCGAACGACCTACTCCGACCTCTATGCGATTATTGGGACTTCTTATGGAGTTGGTGATGGTAGCACTACATTTAATGTTCCAAACTTAAAAGGGAAAATTCCTGTTGGTTATAACTCTTCGGATACAAGTTATGATAATTTGGGGGAAACTGGTGGAGCTAAGACCTATGATTTGTCCCATACCCATACGGGTCCGAGCCATACCCATACGGGACCAAACCATTCGCACACCATAGCCCATACCCACACAGCAACAACTGGTGGAGCAAGCGATGGAAATACGACCAGTACAGCAAGCGACCATAGCCACTCATATAGCGGAAGTGGCAACACGGGCGCATCGCCGAACACTTCAGACATGAACACGGGGGACGAAAACGCTACCCGCCCATCTACTTCACACATTCACTCGTTTAGCTGGAGTGGAACCACGGGCAATTCTGGTTCACATAACCATACAACCACAGACCACAATCACTCACTAACGACTAGCGGAAGTAGCGTGGCCAATACGGGAGATGCTGGGACGGGAGCAACTGGTGCGTCGGGAACAGATAATACGGGGAGCGGCGGGAGTTCTACCCAATCAGTATTAAACCCATACTTAGTGGTTAATTATATTATTAAGACTTAAAGATGAGAGAGCGAGGAAGAAGTTATCCAAGAGCCAGTTCAGACGCGGTGAACAAAGAATATGTAATGAATGCTATTTATCCAGTAGGAAGTATTTATATTAGTACTTTATCAACTAATCCGGCGACACTACTTGGATTTGGAACATGGGAAGCGTTTGGGGAGGGGAGAACCTTGGTTGGATTAAAAAGTACCGATACAGACTTTGATACTGTTGGAGAAACTGGTGGAGTTAAAACAGTAACTATTTCCCAAGCAAATTTACCTAATATTTCAACTGGAGCTGGAACAGCTCATACGCATACGCAAAATGCACATACCCATACACAAGATGCTCACGGTCATTTATTTACTAATGGGCCAGTTCCAGGACAATCATTTTCGGAATCTATTGGAACTGGAGCTAATTGGAGAATAATTGGAAATACAGACCAGTATGCAAGTATTTCTAATACGATAGCTACTAATCAAAATACTTCCGCTACAAACCAAAATGAGTCTTCACATACACACAGTTTGGGCGGAAGTGGAACATCAATGAGTATTATGAACCCATACATAGTAACTTATATGTTTAAACGAACAGCATGATTACACTTATCACAATTTTCGTCCCAGAACAAACAGTTGTTTTTAAAAAAGGAGCACTTATTTCAAAAGGAAAAGAGCAGACAAAAATAGCAGTTAATAAAATATCTGTTTTGTTTGGAAGAGTGAAAATTAAACTTTCAGACGGAGAAATAATTGTCTACAATGGGATACCTTTTATTTATACAATAACCAAAAAAGATGGCAGTAAGTCAAAGCGTAAGTGAAGCCAATAGGCAACAATTATACAACGCGGGATTAACCGACGATACTATTGCACAGGGAGCGCAAGCGTTGGCTATGAATTTGGGTCCAAAAGTAAATCCAGTTGAAATGAGCAGATTATTAGAATGGTATAAGGGGACGCAACCCACTGGGGCAACCACGCCTACCACAGGAACACAAACACAATCATTCACCCCGACCAGTTTGACATATATGCCTTCGGCTACTGTGGCGCAGGGAGCTCCCGAAGCTCCTCCGACCACAACCTACGAGTTCAAACTGGAAGATTATCTGCCCAAAATACAGCAGGAGGCGAGTTTGATTTATCAGCCACAAAGAGAGCAACTAGAAGCCATTAAGCAATTACAACAATCACAATACGAAGAGACAAAACTCCAAACCGAAGAACAATTCAAAAAGAGGATGCAGGGAGAAATAGAA